ATATATACTTTTTCTGGTTTAAATTTCATATACGCGCCGCCTTATACCGTATTTTTTGTGCATTGAAAACTCTATGAGCCAGCCCCCCAGCGGGCGCGGTCCGATACCCTTTTCTACAGCCCAGCCGCTAAAGCCGTCTTCATATTCTGGCTTATAACTCGCGCAGCGTATCATGTGTATAGTTTTGTTTTTGACTAACCCCCTACGATTTACCGCCGCGCGCTCTATTGGAAAGAAGTACTTTTTATGTATATGACCGCTTACGTATATGTCTGCTTCTGCATGTTCTAGTAGTTTTTGAAAGGCGTTAATCTGGCTATTCCAGCCGCCGCCGCCGCCGTAGCCATGATGCGCGTATAGTATGTTATTTGTTTTTGTGGTGTAGTTATTACATTGTATGCGTATCCAGTTAGCATAACCCCCAGCGGCTACGGTGCAATTTTTATCGAGCTGGCGAAGACGACAGCAGAGCCTATCTACTAAGTCTGTCTCATGGCGTTTTAAAATCGCCGTTTCGTGGTTTCCCGGCGTGATAGTTACTATGTTGCGAGAGTAGGGCGCTAGGAATACCGCCGCTTCCTCTACGATAGAGTCAAAGTAATTACTTGTACCGTGTCCAGCTTCCCAGCGTAGAGCCGCTTTATCTTGTCTAGGGTCTGTCTTCGACTGCATGGCGTCGAGGGTATCGCCAAAGATACATATTGCGGCGTCTAATTCTAGCGCTTTTTCTAGGTCGCTTACCAACTTCTCTCTATCACAGTGCGCGTTATCTAGGTGCAGGTCTGATATGCAAAAGATATAGCGTTTATCTTTCATACCCTTAAAAGAAAAATCTATTTGCTGTACGTTTCGCTTTAGTGCTTTATGTTTAATCATGCTAATCATTATACGTTTAGTGTATCTATACACTAATAGAGTTTTTATAATGGTGGTTCCTCTGGTGGCGGCATCGTCTAAGGCTCTTGAGTCTGGGCGGTGTCGTCATTTTCGTTAATGCGCCCTTGTGTATATGCCGATATATACATTATATTAATAGCCGTTAAACGAATTACCCTAAAATAAGAAAGAAAAATAAAATGGATATAAGCAGAGTAGAGCTAGAGCTAAAGGCTGCACTAGATACGGATAGCCGGGAATACTTTACAGAGTTAGCGCTGGGCGATAGGCGGCGATATTGTACTTACGCTATAGCGGAAGGCGTCGAAGAAACGGCAGCGCGTATAGAGTCTATGTACATAGGGCTAGAGGGTACTATATGCGCAGCATGTAGCGGTACGGGTAAAAGTAGATTCAGTAAGCTACCAGTAACAGAGAGTAGAATAAGCTGTAAGGCTTGTAGCGGTTTAGGTGAGACTTAGCAAGGGAAACACCACCACCAGACGCGCTAGGCTTACCGCTTAGCGTGTCTTTTTTTATAGGTATAGAACAATGGATAAAGAGAAGATAATAGAACTAATCGAGCATAAGCGCGGGTCTATGAGTGTAGCAAATGCTGCACGTATAGCCGGTGTTAGTCAGTCGGGCTGGCAGCGTATGTCTAAGGGGCAAATAGTGCCTACTCTAGATATGCTTATAGTAATGGGCGCGGCGGTAGGCGTAGACATTAAGGTAGCAGTACATGGCGGCTAGCTCTCTTTGTAAATTCTGTAGGCGCAGGTCTTGTAACTGTCGCCATGTAAGTAAGCATGGAAGACAAGTACAGATTAGCTGGAAAGATGGAAAGGGAGAGAAGAAGAAGCGAAAGAGCGCTAACAGCAGGGGATACACTGCGGCATGGCAGAAGGCTAGACTACGGCATATACACAATAACCCGCTATGCGTTGAGTGCCTAAGACAAGGTAAGCTAACAGGAAATACAAAAGATAAGCCCCTACATGTAGACCATATCACCCCACATAGGGGCGACTGGGCTATATTTTGGGATTCGGATAATTGGCAGACTTTATGCTATAAATGTCATGGTAGAAAGACGGCGCGCGGCGAGTAAATAGGGGGGGGGCTTTTTTTCTGGGAGTGTTTTTAGCCTAGACCACATAGCTTAACCCTTCCGTTTTTTTCCCCGCTTATGGCTGAAACCCCTATTTTTATAGTGTTATACGTAAGGGCATTTAAGCCCGTAGTAGTTTTTTTTAATGTGTACGGAATTTTGGAGGCTACATAATGACTAGAGGACGTAAACGGATACCCGACGAGATTAAAAGACTGCGCGGTATTGATAAGAAGAACCCCCAGAGAATGAATTACGCATCGCCGAAGCCAGAGCGAAAAAAGCACAGGCGCCCAGCATGGATTAAAGATAAACATGCTATAGAGGCTTGGAAATGTTACGGAGAGCTGCTAGATAAGCTAGGCGTATTAACCACTACGGATAAAATGGCACTAGAGCAGCTAGCGGTAGCTTATGCCAACTGGCGGCGATACCAGACAATAAGCGAAGAAGAAGGCTTAATAGTAGACGGTCGGCGTAACCCCGCAGACGTCGCTAGCCGTGACTGGTTTGACCGTACCCTAAAGATACTTGTAGAATTTGGGCTAACGCCAGTTAGTAGAGGTAAAATAATAATAGACAAACCTAGCGACGCTGTTAAAGCCATTAACCCTAGAGAGCGATAATGGTAGATAAGATTACTAAGCGATGGATAGAAAACGCAGCAGACGAAAAAGCAGCGGCGGCGGGGTACTTTATAGATGAAGCGCGCGGCGCGCACGTCTGCGAGTTTATAGAAAAAAACTTGAGATTATATGAGGGAGACTACGCAGGTAAGAAAGTATCCTTGATGGATTGGCAGGTTAATTTATTCTATCGTCTATTCGGCTGGGTTAAGTATTCAGACTTCTACAGCCGTGACCTGCGCCGCTTCCGTATTGCGTCTTGCTGGCTTCCGAAGAAAAACGGTAAAAGCCCAGTAGGCGCTTTTGTCGGTTTATACCTACTGGCAGCAGATGGCGAGCCGGGTAACCATGTATATAGCTGCGCGCGAGATTCTAAACAGGCGAGCATTGTACATAAAAATGCTAGAATGATGGTCGAACAGTCGCCAGCTCTAAACAAGCTATGCATGATTAATAATTCTACCGGCGTAATATCCTACGAGCCTACGCACTCAAACTATCAGATTGTCGCAGGCTCTAACTACCAGAGCCTAGAAGGTTTAAACGGTAGTTGTATAGTAGACGAAGTACACGTATTAGACAGCCGAACAGCCAGCGCTATAGAGCATGCAGGCATCAGCCGCAGCGAGTGGCTGCGCTTCGAGATTAGTACAGCGGGTAATAACCCTACGGGCTACGGTCACAAACAATGGGAGTACGGCGAGAAAGTAAACAGCGGAGAGATAGACGATAACGAGTTTTTATTTATTAAGTATGCAGCAGATGAAAAGCTAACAGACGACGAACTACTAGACCCGAAGGTATGGCGCGCCGCTAATCCCTCTATGGGTACTATCATTAGCGAAGACGAATTTAGTAAGTCTTTACACAGAGCTAAGCGCAGCTTAACGGACTGGCAAAACTTCAAGATGTACCGCCTAAATATGTGGGCTACTTCTGAGGCTACGTGGTTACGTATAGAAGACTGGAAAGCCTGCAAAGTATCATTTACAGAAGACGACCTAGCCGGTAGAGAGTGCATACTAGGGCTAGACTTATCACGTACTAGAGATATGACAGCCGCAGTACTTGTTTTCACAGATGGAGACGAGTATACAATATTACCTTACTTTTTTTACCCAGAGACAGCGGCGAAGAATAACGACCATATAGCGCCTTTCTTACAATGGTCTAATGACGGATACCTAGAGCTGATACCGGGCGACGTAATAGACTACGCCTACGTAGAAAATCGTATTCTACAATTAGCCGAAAAGTATATAATAGGCGAGATAGTTTACGATAGAATGTATGCGGAAGATATTACAACGCGCCTAGAGAATGAGCTAGGCTGCTTACGTACTAGCTTCCCGCAGACTATTATGCATTTTGCTGGACCGACTGCTGAGTTTGAGCGCTTGGTATTGGCACAGAAGCTAAGACATAACGATAACCCTATAATGAATTGGCAGGCTGCTAGCGCTTCCGTTAAAATAGACGTCAACAATAATAAAAGACCCGTTAAGCCGGGAAGTGAAAGCCAGCGTAAAATTGACGGAATAGTAGCCGCTATCATGGGGTTAGGTCGTGCCATAGCGGAAGCAGAGCCAGAGGCTACCTACGATTACTACAACGATAACCCGATAGAGCTATTATGAGCGAGACTTATATAATTGGCGCAGGTATCGACGCTAGCCGCGCAATAGAAAACCCTAACATACCGCTAGGCAGCCCAGAAATATTTAACGAAGTCTTTAACACTAACATAAGCGGTACGGGTATTAGCGTTAGCCCAGAGCGCGCGCTAAGTATCGCCCCAGTCTTTCAGGCTGTAAACTTAATAAGCGGCGACGTAGCGAAGCTACCGCTGAACGTATACCAGCGGCGCCCAGACTTAGGGAATAAAGGGCGCGCCGTCGCAGATAATCACGCAGCGCAGCAGCTTATCAAGTTTAGACCTAATGCGGAGATGAGCGCTTTTAAGTTTTGGCGGCGCTTAATGACCCACGCGCTACTATGGTCTAACGCATACGCGCTAATAGAGAGAGACGACGCCGGGCGACCCGTTGCGCTTTTGCCACTATTACCAGATAGAACTAGCCCACAGCGAGCAGAAGACGGTAGCTTATTCTATGTATCAGAGATAGGCGGCGAGCTTCAAGGCTTCGCAGCTTCTAACATTCTACACATAGAACAGATTAGCGTATCAGGGCTGCAAGACTGCCAAGTAATCTACAAGGCGCGCGAGAGCTTCGCGCTAGCTATAGCCGCTGAGCAATTCGCTAGTAAGTACTTTTCTAATGGTGGGCGCATTGGCGGTATTCTGGAAATGCCAGCCGGTATGCAGAAACAAGGCGCAGATAATCTAGAAGCGGGCTTTAGAAAAACATACGATAGCATAGACGCCAGCTTTAAGACGGTTATTTTAAGAGACGGCGCTAAGTTTCATCAAGCGCAGTTTACGCCAGAACAGACACAAATGACAGCGGCGCGTACCCAGCAAGTAAGAGAAGTAGCGCGCTGGTTCAATATACCGCCGCATAAGCTGGGAGACGATGCGCGAGCGTCTTACAATTCTCTAGAGCAGGAAAACAGAAGCTACCTTAACCATTGTCTAAGCGCGTGGCTAAAGACTATAGAAAGCGAATGTTACCTAAAACTACTAGCGCCGCTTGAACAAGAGGCTAACAGCCACTTTATAGAGTTTAACGTAGGCGCACTTATAGCAGCAGATATATCTACACAGTACCAGATATACAGAACAGGCATAGAAGCCGGGATACTATCGCCCGACGAAGTGCGCGCTATGCAAAACTTGAACCCGCGCACAGACGGGCTAGGCGGTAAGTATCTACGACCGCTTAATATGGAGTATGCCGACTTCGAGCCGGAAGTAGTCGAAGCAGAGCGCGGGCTAGAAGAAAATAGCTATAAAGTATTAGACGCCAGCGTAGCGCGTTTTACTGGCTATCTATCCCGTAAGGTAATTAGAGAGGGTAACAAGAAAAACCTAGCGCGCTTTTTAACTTGGATAGAAAGTCACCTAGACGAAGAAAAGAAAAACCTAAGAGACGAAGTAAAAGACGCTATAGAGTTACTGGCGGCGATTACTGGCAAAGACGCAGCGGCGCTACAGGACAATCTAGCGCGGCATATATTCGGCTCTATGGGCGAGACTATAGAAGGCGTACTAACTACAACAGAAACAGAGCAGCGTAGCGCAGCTCTGAAAGCAGTACTTAAAGACTTTACTAAAGATATTCTAGCGAGTTATCGCAGGGAGTTAGACAGTGAGTAAGATATTTCCTAATGAAAAGCCGGTTACAGTAGAGACACGCGCAGATGGTAAGCAAATGGTAACGGGCTACGCCGCCGTCTTTCATCGTAGCGACGATAGCGGTACGCAGTACCAGCTCATGGACAATTACTACGAGCGTATACAGCCGGGCGCTTTTGATAGAGCGCTAGCAGAGATGCAAGACGTAAGAGCGCTATTTAACCATGATGCTAATATAGTTTTGGGTCGCACAAAATCTAATACGCTGCGGCTTACGACAGACTCTACAGGGCTACGCTACGAAGTAGACTTGCCAGAGACACAGCAAGCCGCAGACTTAGCTAAAAGCATTACGCGCGGCGACGTCTCCGGCTCTAGCTTCGCCTTTAGTGTAACCGCAGAGGGGCAAGAGATAGAGCGCAGCGACGGGCAGACATATAGAAACATAACAGACGCTAACTTATTTGATGTATCGGTAGTAACCTACCCAGCATACGAAAGCGCTACAACTGGGCTTCGCAGTAGTGAAAATCTAGAAGAAGCTAAAGCCGCTTTATCTAAGTGGGAAGCCGAAGAAAACAGAGAGCGCGACGCAGTAAAGAAAAGATTAGCACAAATTAAACTTGACGCTAACGAAGATTTATAGATAATTCTCAATAGTCGAAGCGCTTAGCTTCGCTACCACATTCTAAAGCGAACCCGTACAGGCTGTAGCTATAGCGTATTACACGTATATAGGTATGGCTTTTTTTTGGCGCATACCTTAGAAAATTCTATTTTTAAGGACTTATACAATGGCAGTAGATAAAGTACAAGAGCTGCAAGAGCAGCGAAACGGCTTAGCCGCAGAAATTAAAGAGCTAGGTAACACACAGGAAAGCTGGACAGACGAACAGCGCGCGCGCTGGGAAGATGTGAACGCAGAGTACGATAGCGTACTAGAGCGACAGCAGGCAGAAAAAGAAAAGCTAGACGTCTCCGCACGTCTGGACACTATCAGCGAAGAAAGAGAGCGCAGCGAATGGCAGGCGAAGCGCAATAATGAGCCTACGCCAATTAATGACGATACGCGCTCTAAGGCTTTACTGGCATGGTGTCAGCACCAGTCCGGCATGGAAGTAGGCAACGAACTTAACGAAGCAGCTACCCGCTGCGGAGTAGACCCGCGCCGCAGCTTCTTTGAGATTAATTTACGCGCTGCTGAGACGTTTAATAATCGTGGCTTCGGCAGCGAATATCGAGCGCAGAGTACGAGCAGCACCGAAGGCGGATACACTATTCCAGAGGGCTTTAGTAATGAGCTAGAGCGAGCTTTGCTGGCTTTTGGTGGACCGCGCCGTGTAAGTCGTATTTTGCGTACTGCTTCTGGTAATACTATACCGTTTCCAACCGTAAACGACTCTGGAAACAAGGGCGCAATTTTAGCCGAAAATACGCAAGTGTCAGAGCAAGATGTTGTATATGCTAGTATAAATTTATCGGCGTATAAATATTCTAGCCGCCTTCTGCGCGTTTCGGCTGAGCTAATGCAGGATTCTGCATTTAATCTAGGCGCGGAATTAGGCAGCATGATAGGCGAACGTCTAGGGCGTATTACCGCTGAGCATTTTACTACAGGTACAGGCTCTAGCCAGCCCGAAGGTATCGTAACTGGTTCTACTTTAGGCGTAACGGCAGCAAGTGCTACCGCTATTACTATGGACGAGCTAATTGACCTTCTAGCTAGTATCGACCCAGCCTATCAGGATTCGCCTAGCTGTGGATTTATGATGCACAACAGCGTAAAATCTGCGGTGCGTAAGCTGAAAGATTCTAATAACCAGTATCTATGGCAGCCCGGTTTAACTTCCGACGCGCCAGATGTGCTACTTGGCAAGCCCGTAGTAGTTAATCAAGAGATGGCTAGCAGTATCGCAGCGAGCGCTAAGACGGTACTCTGCGGCGATTTTAGTAAGTTCTTAATTCGAGATTGTGGGTCTATACGACTCGCCCGTATGGACGAGCGCTATCGTGATTACGACCAGACAGGCTTCGTCGCCTTCTCCCGTCATGATTCGGTATTATTAGACGCTGGTACTAATCCTGTTAAGCACTTAGTACAGGCAGCTAGCTAATTACTAAAGGGGAAAAAATGAAAGTTAAGCTATTAGTAAGTCGAGCCGGTACTAACTTTACGCAGTCAGTAGGCGACGTAATAGAAGTATCAGACGACGAAGGTAAGCGCTTAATTGATTCTCTACAAGCTGTAGCGGCTGGGGGTAAAGCCCCCAGCCGTAAGGCTGTAGTAGAAGCAGCCGCGCTAAAGCCACCTAAGAAACGAAGTAAAAAGAAAGTAACCCGTAGTGAATAAGTACGCTATAAAAACTATAACAGCGCCGACAGACGAGCCGATAGACTCGACAGAAGTTAAGCGCCATATAGCCGTAGATACCGCAGACTTCGATACCTTGATTAATGACTATATCAAGGCTGCGCGCATGTATATAGAAGCCAAGACAGGGCGCCAGATATGTACTGCTACTTACGACCTAATAACGGATAGGCTACCCGCTGGGCGTAATGTAATTAACCTACCTAAAGGCGAACTACAGAGCGTAACACATATAAAATATATAGATATAGACGGCGCGCAGCAGACGCTAAGCAGCTCTAAGTATAAAGCATCGGATAGTAGAGAGCCTGCAATAATCCAGCCTGCATATAATGAGGTCTGGGCTGTTAGCCGCCGGGAGATAGACGCTGTAGAGATTCGCTTTGTATGTGGCTATGGCGATTCGGACGCTACGCCGGAAGGTATCAAGCAAGCCGCGCTTATGTTAGTGGCGCACTGGTTCGAGAATAGAGAAGCGGTAATAGTTGGCACTAATGTAGCTACCGTACCGCTAGCCGTAGACGCGCTTTTAACACAGTACCAACTTGGAGACGCCAACACATGGTACGAGCCGGTAAGCTAAGGCACAGAGTAGCCTTACAAAATAATACAGGTACAGCAGACAGCGCCGGGCAAGTGTCGGAAAGTTGGACTACATACAGTACAGTCTATGGCGAAGTTATAGACACTGGCGGCGTAGAGAAGGTGAGAGGACAGCAAGTAGACGCAACGATAAGCGCGCTAGTACGCATACGCTACCCAGCCTCTGGCACGTTTCCTACAGCAGAGCATAGGGTAAGCTGGGATAGTCGCATCTTTAATATCGAAACCGTACAGCGAAAAGACACGCACGAGCGCGAGCTATGGCTATTATGTCGGGAGGCTGTATAAATGGCTAAAGCCTTCGAGTTAGTTAATCGAGATATACCGCTAGTAGAAGCTAGTTTTAAGAAGCTAACGCCTTCGCTACAGCGACAGGTAACTAGAAAAGTGGTAGGCGCGATGAGTACGCTACTTAAAGGCGAGTATAGAAAACGCACACCGCGCTCTAAGATTACAGGTACGCACTTACTAAAGGGTAAGACTAAACAGTGGGGAGGCGGTAAAGACCAGCTTAAAAAAGCTATAACAGATAAGCGCTCTCCAAAATGGAAAAATCAAGCAGCTATACGTAAAGCCGGTATTATTGGTGTAGCTGCTGGTTATGATTACACGAAGGGCAGCCCTAAAGCAGCAAACTACGCGCACTTAGTAAACGATGGACACGTAGCCGTCTATTGGGGTAATCGTGGCGGCGGTATTGTTAAAGGGCTACACTGGCAGAAGGTAGCCCGTGCAGCAGCCGCAAGTAAAGGTAAGAGTGTAGTAGCTGCGAAAGCAAAAGCAGCAGTAACAGCAGCAGTACTAAAGGTAGCTAAGAAGGGTTAAGCATGGCGGGTATTGGTACAGGATTACGTACTTACTTACTAACTGTAACAGACGTTACAGACTTAGTTAGTAGTCGTATGCGACCTGATGCACTGATACAGAATGAGACTTTCCCGGCGTTAGTCATAGAAGAATTTAGTAGCGACCATAGCCACACAATAAGCGCTAGTAGCGGTATAGTTACAAGTGATATAAACATTAGCTGTTACAGCGAGAGCAGACTAGAAGCAGAAAACGTAGCAGAGAAAGTAAGAGCAGCACTACAGGGCTACACGGGTAGCGCGGGTAGTGAAACAATCCAGAGCAGTATTTTACGAAACAGAGCTAGCGCGTATATGGTTCCAGCCGACGGCAGCGACGGCGGGCTATACGTTACGGCTTTACTATTCGAGATTGTCTTAACTGAGGCAATCCCAACTTTTTAGGAGTTTTTGAGATGGCACAGACAGGAAACGGCGCAACGATTACCTTTGCTACTTCGGGCTTTACCGCTAATTATCAGCGCATAAGCGGTACTACGATTACACGGGAAAGCCTAGAGACTACGCACTTAGGCACTACTGACTATATGACCTTCCAGCCTGCCGACCTAGCAGACGGCGGAGACTTTAGCTGCGAATTCTTTTGGAATCAATCAGCTTCTACCTTCCCACCTATTACGGGCGCCGCTGAGACTATTACAGTAACTTACCCTATGAAGTCCGGCGAAAGCACAGCCGCTACTGTTAGCGCTTCTGGCTTTTTGGTATCGTCTAAAGCTGGCGACTTAGAAAACGGTTCGTTAATGTCTGGTGAATTTAGTATTCGCTGGAGTGACCAACCAGTTTACACGGCGGGCAGCTAATGAGAGTTAAAATAGATAGTCACCCAAACGACCTTATAAAAGATGTAAAGCTAATACGTATTAACGGAGTTGGCGCGGGGTACTGCGGAATAGAGCCTAATAGCCCTATCTGCTTTTTAGCGCCGCAATCCGACGAAGTTAAAGAAGCCGTAAGAGCGAAAGTAGAGAAAGCTATAGGCGGTAGCATCTCTAAAATCCATGAGCCGCCAACAGAGGAAGATATAGAAAATGGAGACGACGACTAGAGAAGCATTGTTAAGCTGTACTGGTAAGCG